TTGCCGCCTAGAGAGAAACCAGATCCCCCACATCCTCCGCCAAATGCTGTCAAACCAAATGCAGTACTATTTGAACCATTTTGATAAACAGTTCCATTATCTCCATCTGGACCTTCTGGACCACCGGCTCCAATAACAACAGAATAATTTGTAGATGAAACAGTAAAAGAACCTGTTAACATACCACCAGCGCCAGCACCGCCAGTATCAGCGCCGGAGCCGCCACCAGCAACAATTAAGTATTCAACTTGTTGTCCACCGCCAGATGTAACTGTAAAAGTTCCATCGCCAGTGAATGTGTGAATTTTATACAATCCAACTGTTGTGATAGTTCCACCAGTGGCAATTATTTTACCAATACCACCCCTACGACCAAAAGAAGAACCGCTGGAAAATGTAGCAATAATAGGACTCATATTATTTCTCCTTCAATTATTATACAAATGAGGTTTTAGAACCGATTACTGTCCATGATGGAGTAGCGGTAGAACTAGTATTAATTAGAGTAAAGTTCCAAGCTTCTACTCTATTTGCAGTGCCAGTTGGTTGAGTGCCATCTGCCCATTTGATTGTTACTGATGTACTATTAACTGTAAGTGTTGTTCCAATTTTATATGGAGTTCCCCCTTGATTAAAAACAATTACCGCTGAGTGTGTTTTTGACGCGGTTGTAGGAACGTTTGAAATTGTTGGAGTAATGTCTCCGGCAACAGAAGGATGCCAAAAAATTGCCGCAGTTGAATAGTTGTATGTTTGAGCACCAGTTTGAGACGCTGCCCTTACCTCTAGAGATTCTGTTACTGATTTAATGGAAGATAATCCATCTACTGTCAATGCAGTTAGAGTTCCAAGAGAAGTTAATGATGAATTAACTACAGTTGATCCAAGTGTAGTTGAAGATAATACTGAAGTTCCATTAATCTCATATATTTTTCCAGAAGCAACATTAAAATCTTCCGTACAATCAAATCTAGTTCCGCCGTGATTATATTGAATAGAAATTCCTGTGGTTCCTAAAGTGAACCCTCCAGTATTTACTCCAGACGATGTTGTTTGTCCATCTGCAAGAACAATCAAAGGATCATCAACAGTATATGTTGATGAATTAATAGTTGTAGTTGCTCCCTGAACTGTTAAATTACCTTTAATTTCAACAGTTCCAGTATCATCTCCAACTACTGCTGGGTCAATAACTAGTGTAGATGGTCCTTTGATTTGACCAGTCAATGTAATATCAGCAACTGAAGAAATAGAACTACCAGTCAGATCTAAGTTATCTCCAGTAGGTAACTCTGCCAACTGCAAAGTTGTTGTATCTAATACTAGTGGGGTTTTATTTGCCATGACAGTTTTCTAATTATTTATGAAAATGTTGATGTAGTCTGGAGAGGAACGTCTAATCCATTTCTATTTACAACTGTATCTAAATCAACATAATTATAAGTTGCAGATCTACCAACTATAGATACATCTTTTGCATTTATTCTATATGCAAAAGGAGTAGTGATTGTTTTTACAATAATTTTTTGAGATACAGTCTCTTCATAAGTAACTGGAATACCATATAGATGTCTAGCTTCAAAAGATAATCCAGAAGCTGGGGCAGTAGTAAATGTAATTTGATTTGAATTAATTGTGTAATCTTGATTGGGTTTTTGAACAATACCACCAAGTACAACTAATAAAGACTTTGATGTTCCATGACTATAAGGAACACTTCCTACGGTCAAATTAAAAATTGTTGTTGATCCATTAAACTGACTACTAATATCATCAAATGATGATATCTGAGTGACTGGTTGTACAAATGGATATGGTATAGTACCTACGTATGGCATTTTTAATTACCTTAAGTTTGCTCTAGAACACTCATGATTACATCCACACTTGATGCAACATCAGATGTTATCTGAATTTTGTCTCCAGCAACCAAAATAATCTTGTTGCCTGCGTTAAATTCAAATGCAGATCCATTTGGAATGGGAATATTTCGCACAAGATAAACATCATCGGAAGAAACATCCGCTTTATTAATTAACATGCTGACGTTAATCTGATCACCAGTACGATTTGACAAGTTACAACCAATTACAACTGAGGTCGTACCTGCAGGAACAGTATATACATCAGTGAGTGATGTACCAATGGATGCTTTTGTATAACTCTTGAATGTATTTGCCATAGTTTTATCCGAGTGCGATTGCCATTACCAAGGCATCTTGGGTTGCTCTTTCTGATGTATAGTACAGGTTTGTTCCTTCAACAATTTGTGTAGTAGAAATTGGATTTCCTTGATATCTCAGAGTTCCAGTGTAATTAAGATCACCTTGAACTTGAAGTTTATAGGAACTAGTGGTAGTACCAATTCCAACATTTCCAGTGACTGTTAAAGCACTATTAGTGTTGTTAGTAATATTTAGTGTACCAGTGATTGTATGGCTTGCACTGATAGTTCTATTCTCACTGATATGTACATACTGTAGATGGTCATCATCACCAAGTCCAGTTAATAATCCGTGATCAGATACTGGTGTAGTACCAGAGATTCCACCACTGGATACTAACTGACGAATATCATAAACTCCCGCAATCCTTGCATTTGGAGTGTTTGCATAACCAGAATCTGTTTGCCAAATAATTTTGTATAGTGGTCTAAATTCTACGACTGGAAATGCAGTTAGAGTTAAATCTCCAAAGGTTAGTGCCTCTTCATCGGAGAGTTTATTTGATTGACTTTGCCCCATGATTGCAATCACGGGGTAATTGATATTATTAGTTGCGATTATCCATGATGTTGTATAATGCGTATCCGATGGAACATCCAAAGTTGTCCAGGATGCACCATTAAAGAAATTATACTGAATTCTTGCAGTTCCCTGTTTTAGTGCATAATCAGTTACTGCATCACGAACCCATCCATTACCACTCTGATAAAATACAGGAATCTGTGATGGCCCTTGTAAGTCCTGTTGCCATGTATCAGAAGTTGGTGTATTACTATGAGTAATGATAACTTCCAGATCCTCATCAAAGAATGTACCACCACCTAGATCAAACTGAGCATCTGAGTTATTTGCACCAGTTCCAGTAGCGGTATAATTACTGATTGAGAATCCGTTTGCAATGACTGCACCACGGGTTCTATGTAGATATTCATGTGTCTGCCAGTCTAGAACAATACCGTGTCTTTCGTCTGCGACGAATGGTGCAGTCCCAGTAGTGGCATTCCAATAAACATATGCAGTTGGTGCATCATTTTCCCAGTCAAAAAATGAAAGTCTATACTGAAGAACTCCATCACCATCAAAATAGATGTAATAAATTCCAGTAGTATTTGGAAGATCTACGGTCTGTGCAGTTGTAAAATTATACTTAACTCCTTTACACCATACATTAAATGATGTAGATACTGGTTGAATAGTAAACCTTCTGTTTACTGTATTAAAAGATATAACACTTTGCGATTTGTTTTCATGCCCCATAGGCTCACTAGCCTGGAGAGGAGCAGTTACGTCAATAATTTTATCCGTACCACTTCCATCACCTCTTCTAAGGAACAGTTTACCATCAGCAGTATTAACTGCAAGTTCTCTTAGTGATAGGTCTGAAAGTGTGGGTGTTTTTCCAGCTAACGAACTGGATTTTAATTTAATATTTGTCGCCATATGGCATTCTATCTCGGTATATACCTAAAGAAAAAGGAGGGATAAATATCCCTCCTCTATTTATGTTTGATTTAAATCAAACTTCTCCTCTCTCTTCTTTAATTTTTTCAACTTCTTCAAGAATTTCTTCTTTGGAAGGTTTTACTAAAGTTTCATTTTCTGCATAAACAATTTGTTCATACCACGTTGGATCCGTTTCTGGAATAGAATTTGGAAAACTACCTTGTGGGAGCACTCCATGAATCCTAGTTAAAGCGGTAGTTATGTATGGATATCCGTACTGTGTTGCCATGATTTTCTCCTAATTAAACGTCAGCACTTACAATCATACCATGAGCGGCATGTTCATTGATCAATGATAGTCCACTTTGTTTGTAGACATAGTATATTCTGTGTAGACCCGCACCCAAACTTCTTGACCAGCTTGTATTTACTGTTTGGTTATCTGCTTGAGTTTCACCATAGAAAGCATCAACTGGAACAAATACACCTGCACCTGCACTAATTTCCCCAGACAAACCAGAACCAGCAGCGTCAACTGTAGTTCCAACATCAACAGAATCTAGTCCAATTGTGTGATAACAAATTGTGATTGCTGGGCTAGCACCACCGGCGCCTGGGTTGTTGTAAATATCACTGAATGAAGTGATTGAAGAATCATCAGCAGTTAAAACTTCAATTCGTGCTTTTGCACCATAGGTTGGAGGATGTCCCCATGCATAGTATTGAGTTGTGTTCCATGAACTTGCAAACATGAATCTTTGTGAAGATCTATATGTATTATAGAAGTTTGCAATTCCAATAGTTGGAACATCCGCTTCTGCCAAGTTATTGGCAAGTCTTCCACCGAGTTTAACTGAGCAAGTACCAGCAGTTCCACCAGTCTTAACGAGACCGATGTATCTCTTAGAAGCATCAACTCCACCAACGTTACCCTTAGTGACAATACCTTGTACTCTACCTCTAGAAGGTGGAGTGTGGAAGTCTGACCATGCAGCATACTCAACTCTTAGATCTGGAGTGGTAACACTACCAGCATTATAGAGATAAACATCATACACAGTGTTTGCTGTTAGTGCAGTACCACCAGCAAGACCAGTATTTGTTAAAAAGAATTGCTTACTGTTTTCAGGAACAGGAACAATAGTCCAAACATTATTCTGATAATCATATAGAGAAATTTCATTACCTCTAAATGGGTGTAAGTACCAGGAAGTTGCATCACTAACATCTACAGTTGGATATAAGAATCCAGTTCCAACACCAGGAGCATTCAGTGACATTCTAATATTGGTTAGACCCTTGATACTAGATGCAGTCTTACTGGATAGTGCAAGTGGTGTAATTGCAATATCTTCAGCAGTACCGAGTGCAGCTTCTGCAGTTGTTGATAGTCTTACGATACCAGCAGCAGTTGTTGAAGCAAGTCCAAGATCAGATGTAACACCCGAAATTGCAAGTCTGGTTGAAACAGTCAGAGTTGAGATCGTTGCGTTATCCTGAACCGTCAAACTGGTTGTGGTGAAGGAATTTGCAAGACCCTGCAACTGACTTGTGAATGCAGACTGAAGTTGCGAAACGTTATTCGTGAGTGACTGGTTAACCTGTGCAATACTATTAGTGATAGAGTTGAAGGTGTTTGAATAGTCAATCAGACGAGTCTGTGAAGAAGTTCTAACTGCAGGAACGTTAAGAGTAATACTCTCAAAACCACCAGCGTCTTGAATGTTATTACCGATGTAGAATTCACCAGAACTGTTAGTACCAGTTGAAGCATTCAAACCACCGTTGAGGTCAAGAGTCTGAGAGATAAACTGTTCTTGTCTTGAAAGTACAACTTGGTGGAACTGTGGTAGTGAGGTTGAGTAGTTACCCGAACCATAACCTAGATACTCCCATGTGTGTGCGGAAGCACGAATGATAGAAGGTCTATGTAGTTTGACGTTAACATCATTAACATCAATTCTTCTTGAAGAAGATCTAATATCCTTACCGTGAGTATTTGCAGTTGTATCGGACTGATATGGTGTAGCAGTATTTACTGCAGTTGTTGTTCCATTGTATTGGATACCGAACTGAGTAATAACTTTATTAATTGTCTCTCTTGTGAGAGAAGTGAACTGAAGATCTGTACCAGTTGGAACTGAGATGTTAAGATTCTTCTTATATGTATTATTATTGGACTGAATATCTAGAATTTGAACCTTGGATACAGAAGCACTTGGGTTCCAATCTGGTTCGTCTTCGTCAATAACTGGATATAGGTAGTTAATATTCTGAGTAACACCATCAACAAGAGTGCTTACACCTTCATAGAGGTAAATTACACCTGGAGTTGTAGATGTTTCAGTTGTATTCTTAACAGTACCGAGCAAGCAAGTTAGGTAGTAAATACCATCCTGTTCACCGAAGATGTAGTCCTGTTCAGTATCAATACTTAGAATATAGAATACGTCACTTGTATTTCCGCCAGATTGTGGTTGAAGAACAAATCTTCTTTCTGGTGGTTTACAGTTTAGACCTTGTGGTAGAGTATACTCAATTCTCCAAAGTAGTTCGGAGTTTGAGATAGAGGTTCTGGTATCAGCAACTCTCTCTACGCCAATATTAGTAGTACCAGCAGTGAAGTAGTACTGATAGGTTAGTTTACTTGCAACTTCAATTCTAGTATGAAGAACACCGAGAATACCAGATGAGGTATTTGGAGTTGCTCTTCTTGTGAATGTATAAGCATCCGATGTGCTGGAAGCAAATGTCAATGCAGGACCACTGATGGTTCTAGCGAGTTTGAAGTTATTTCCAGATTTACCAACAATATAATATGGTAAATTTGGTTGAAGTTGACCTAGGTTATCCTGTGGAGTTGGATATGTTGCAGTTGTACTGATTAGAACTTCATCACCATTAGCAAAGTTGTTTGTTGCTGCGGTGAATGTTCCGTTAGTTGCAAGTGCAGACGCTGCAACAACGGTAGAACTACCAGCTGTTGGAGCAGTATTCAACTTGAGATATAGATAACCAAACTTTTTACCAGCATTTGGACCAGACTGGACGGTTCCCATGATGTCAAAACCATAACCGAGTCTTTCTCCGTTATTGGAGTCATCATAACTTGGGTCAGCAGTTGATGCCGAAGTTCTGACGGTATCGGTGTAAGTTGTACCAGAAAGATTAAAGAGAAGAGTCTCGTTTGGTCTCTTGGTTAGCAGATATGAATTTGTAGTACCAAATGCAAGATATCTATTGAATGTTCCATTCTCCGCAAGTCTGAGTTCTGGAATCTCGTCTTCGTTGATGAGTCCACCGATATAAAGAATCTTGAAATCACTTTGAAGATTCGTTGACAGAGTACCTGCACTTGCATACGAAGCTGGCTCACTATTTGCTTCTGCAAATAGAGTTCTTTCTACATTAGGGAAGTCAATCTGAATCGTTGAAGTACGTAGATCTGGATCAATACCTCTAGGTGGAATAATACCAGTGATTCTTCCGTTTGAATTCTGAGGATATGCGACAGATTGGAAACCTCTAGTCTTCAGAGCAGTGTTACCAAAGTTGGAGTTAGAGTTGGTGATAGACATGTCACCACCACTATCACAATAGAAGTGATCAGCGTAACCAACCGCGAAAACAGAAACGATCTGAATGAACGCAGAATTGGATGCCTTAATGTGATAGTTTCTCCAATTATCCTTATAGTTGTCAAATACAGTTCTTGGATTGTTATTAATAAACGCTCTGGCATCTTTCTGTAGAGAAATACCAGTGAACTGTGCAACAACCATGGATGCGAAACCAGTTGCATCAGCACCATTAGCGTGCATACCACTCATACCCCAGACAGATCTGAGTGAGCAGTTGAATACGTATGGAGAAGCAGATGCTACAGTATCAACAGTGTTTGCATCATTGTAGTTACCAACGATTCTGTTCTCTTCAACTCTCTTATAGAGTTCAAAGATAGAGTTGCCAGTAGCAGGGATATTACCATCAAGTTGATCAACCTTTCTGTAGTATGAATTTAGGTCTGCTGCAGTAGCAAACTTAAATGCAACTAGTCTGTGGTGAGAGAAACTTGAGTTTGGATGAACACTTGATTGTGTTGCATATGGTTGACCTTCCGAATCCTTAATTGTAAGTTGCCAAATATAGCAACCACCAGTGAGGCGGAAGATTGCAGCTTCAGAACCAGTACCTTCTGGATCTGGGCAGTACTTAGGACGGATAATTGTCTTTCTGAGGTCCATACCAACGATGGAAGTACCTCTAGGAACAATTAGACCACCATTCGCTGCGTTGAACTTGTAGTAGTCGTTTGGTGATAGTGAGTTTTGAGTAATTAGAGTGCTGTAATCACCACTCCACTCTGGACTTGCACCTTGGAATACACCAGGACGGTTATCAACTGTATATTGACCAGGATAAACGATAATGGTGAAATATTCAAATTGGTCAGCACCTGCTTCACCAGCAGATTGTCCAACACCTTGAACATAAGATCTTCTTGCGGACTCAATTAGAGCACGTTCAATCGTCTTGAAAGGTCTTGCAAGGTTTTCTCCATTGTTGTCAAGGGCATCGTCAGATTTGCTGTCGTTACCGTTAACGTATAGAGTTTTACCAGTTAGTGAAATTGTGCTTGAGCTGTCTGTGACGGGAAGGAAAGTTGGTTCCTCTTCGGTTCCAAGAATAATCTTACCGTCTGCATTAATTCTAAATCTCTCAACACCGCCTGTTGAGATTGCAATTGTATTTGCTGCAGGACTGTAAATACCTGTATCTGTGTCGGTATCAAAGCTAATCGCTGGAGCGGTTGGGGAGTTGTTTTGATCAAACTTAATCTCCACACCAGGAGCGATACCGCCAGATGTAACTCTAGTTAGAGCCATAAATTTGTCTCCGATGAAAAATAGAATACATCTGAGATTATTTATAGGCGTCTAAATTTTTTGACTTAGAATTTTACTATTTTTGATGTAAAAATTCCGCTGTTTTTGACTAGTCTTGCGGGAGGTCTTCTGGGTTCTCCAAATCCATCTCAAATAGCATCGGATGGGCCTGTTCGTCTATCAAATAGAAGGAAGTTTTATACAAATCATCGGGTTCAAATGTACGTTGCTTGTCTGCCGCTTCTATATAAGCAATATCGTACATTTCTTCTGGATCAACTTCATCAAAAGTAAACGGAATTTCATTGATGAAGTACATCTTCACTATCTGGGTTCCTTGATTGTACCAACAATAAGCTTGTGTGATTCTGTACTTCATGGAAAAAACCCTCTCCAGATGTACTATTTAATACAATAAAAAAATTACTCCAGAATAAGTTCTGCTAAATTATTATGAAGTAATCTATGACAGATCGCACACAGAGGAACACATTTATCAATTTCTTCTTGAAGTTTTTTATAAGAACCCATTCTCATCATACCACTAATACCACCCATATTTTTCGTTGATGGATCAATGTGATGTAAATCCATAGCACATGGAGGATATTTGACTTTACAAATAGAACAAGGTTTATCTTTTGCTTCTTCAACCATAGATTTTCTCTTGTTATGAGAAGTTTGGTTTGATTTAGAAATTTTGTGGTTAGAGTGCCACTTTTTTTGATATTCCTTTTGTTTTAATTTATCTTTATATGGCATTTGGGTTCAAATATCTAATGATATTTATAACCAAAAATGCGAGCAGCCAGAGTTGAACTGGCACGAAGTTGCCTTCAGCGGCTTTTAAGGCCGATGTGTCTACCGATTCCACCATACTCGCTTAATAATTTTACCAGAAAACCCCGAAAAGGCCACAGACCGATTTTGGCCTGGAATTTTTTTTCGGGGATTTAGGTAAACATGGCCGAATTTTCGCCTGGGAAAATTCTTTTAAATTGTACTATAGGTTCCGTACTTTGTCAATAAAGATACTCAATCATATCCTCAGTCAGATCTTCATGCGTATTAAGGAATTCACACATCCTGGTGAACTCATCTGAAGTATTATTTTCTACAGACAACACTTCTCCATTATCACTATACATCGTTACAACTCTACTCAAAATATTTACTTCAACCTTTTGTAACTTTGATTTAGGATTAATGGACATGACAGGGAACCTGAGTACCTGGCTATCATACCACAGGATCCAGAGCCTGTCAAGTCAGTTGAGGGAGATGATCGGCGCGGTGAGTTTCAGTACAGCAAATGAAGTGTTTCCAAGAACACCTTCTGCAGTATCCAACAATAGACCAGTTGTGTTCTTAAATGCTGCTGCAGCAATAGAATCAAAGTACGCACCCTGTTTTGTGAATGCTGTGATACCAGTAGTATTTTCTTGGTCAATTGCAAGTTTGTTCTCTGTCCACACACCCAAACCAATCTGATTGTGTTTACCGCCCCACCATTCGTTTTCCAATCCAGTCTGGAAAACATTGGATATTCCTAATCCCTGTTCAAAGTTAGTTCCAACACGAGCATAGACGTTGTTACCACCAACTAATTTAAGTTTATTCAAACCAATAAAATTATTTTGGAAAAGAGTGATAACATTATGAGATCCTAAACAGAAATGATTTTGTTCTGTAGTCCAGGAAGTAATAATTGGTGAGAATATTTCATACTGGCCAGAACAAGTGACACCTAGTTTTGATGCAACTAGTGCGAGTCCATTGTTTGCTTCAATTCTGGAGTCATTCTTGTAGTATGTCTCATGTTCACCAGCATATGTAATCTTACTCTCTCGGTTTACTGCCATATTATAGTAACCAAGAACTTCAACGTGCATATCTCTACCAACTTTCAAATGGTAGTCACCATCCACGACCATCTTATAATTTCCGTGAATAATAATTTCTTCATCCTTAATAGTAACCTCTGTCTTTTTAGCAGAGTTGGTAATTCTTACATCACCATTATCATAAACATGAATACCTGATTTACTTGGACCATGTTCAATAACTAGACGACTATTATATGGAGTATCATCCATCATAACCATCGTGCCAGTTTCGGAGAAGGTTCCAATCATCTTGGAGTATTCTGGATTTATCCTTCCAGGTATTCCTGAGATATCAATTCCATAACCTCCTGCGCCACCACAACTTCCCAAGTTTGCTAGATCACACATTGAGAATGTGATTGCAGTTGGATCTCTAGTGTCTCTATCGCAACCAATGTTGAGAAGACCGAAAATGAAATCTAATATACTTACAACATTTAATTGAGCAAGATTTGATAAGTTACTTAGATCTCCAACTGAACTGAATGATGAAACGATGTCACTAACCAATGAAATAATTTGATCAGCAAGAGATACTAGATTAATGATGGTTCCGAAAACTGCATCAACAACGCAACCAGCAGCACCAAGAGCACCACTAACGAGATCCATGATTGCATCTTCAATACCAGACATCAAAGCATCTATAAGTGCTTGGTCCAGGATACATGCGATCTCTTTTAGGATGAATAGAATTACATCGGTGAGTAGTTTACCAAACAAGGGAATTGCAGAGATTGCTGCGATACCAATTGCATTTAGAATTTTTGTGATCTGACCCATCAAGAATGACTTGATCTGATTCACTACCCACCATAGAGAATCTTCAATAAATTCTAACGCACTATCAATGGTTCTTTTTATATCAACTAAACTATGGATAAAGGATCCTGCAGTATCTCCCTCTTCTGAAGTACCACCAGCACCACCTTGATATTCTCCTTTCTTTACCAGTGAAACTGTTGTACCTTTTGTGTGTCTCTTCGGTGTTGAACCATCTTGTCCCCTCTTAGCGAGAACAAAGGTCTTTGAGTTTTTATTATTATAACCAATCTTCTCACCACCAACATTCAACATACCAACACTAGGAAATCCCTGAGTGCTTTGAACTGGGATAGCCTGTTCTTCCGAATCAATGTCTACTGATAGTGTGGTAGTGTCTGGTTTGATTGTATCTGCATACTTTAAAGTTGCAACCAGATGATTAATCGCATAGGAAACGTTTGATGTAAAAGTCTTGTCCCCTGCATTCTTACCATCAGCAATCGGAATAGACTTTACTACACCAGATGGGTTTGTATCAGAGTGTGGGGATGAAGCCGCAGCAGCAGACATTGATGCTTGTTCTGCAAGTGTGGCAACACTGGAACCTCTATCACTCACATCAGATTTAGTTCTCTGTACTGTGTTCTCAAATGAACCAGGATAATCCCATCTGTCCTGAGATGTTGGATCAACAACGTCTTCAATCTTACTGAGAAGAGTTCCAATAACTACTGGTTGTTGACAGTCTGGGTAATCTAGAAAAAATCCTACAACAAAACTTCCTGGTTTAAGTTGTGCGGGAGCACTACCAACCCCGTTTGCACCAGCAGAATCTGTTGGTGCCATTACAAGTGCCCATGGCAGATCCTCTGGTTTCTCTTTAGGTCTATGATAACCTAAAATGTTTACCTTAACTCTGCCAAGTTTTGCATCTTTATCATCTGCATTCAATACAGTACCTAGCCACCATCTCCAGTCATCATTTCCAATAAAACTAGTGGTAGATAATGTAGGGTTAGTGGATGCCATAATCAGTTATCGTAAATTCTGCATTCTGGTTCGCTGGGATTTTGATCACAAAATAATTCTAATGGAGTTGGATCGTGAGTATCGTTTGGATGTGACTCTTTATATTTTTGTAGAGACTCTAGTTCTCCTTCTATGTGCCTTCTAGCCTGAGAAGAAGTAAGAGGATCATCTAATATTTTTTTGTCTCTTTCAATATGATCGTCTATTGTTGACATATGTAGCTCCTGTTAGTTTTTACCTTCTAACATAATCTGACCAACTCTGGTCTCTTTTTCATCTGGAACTGGTTTACCGCCAAATGAATCTCTTGTTAGAGTTATAGTTGTCCTCAGTTCTGATCTATTTAGTATGGTGTGCTTGATAGAATTGACAAGATATCTACCACTAACTCTTTCATCTTCTTTGATACTTCCATCTTTATTTTTCTTTGGAGATGGAATAGAAAGATATATTACATTACCACATCTATTCTCCAGATCTCCAGGAACAGAAATTTCCATCTGGTTATATTCTAAGAAATAATATCTATAGAATGCCTTCTCAAAATTCTTATTAACTTCATCTATATTATCAGTTCCTTCTGTACTTTGGTTTTCATTCCAAGCACCCCAAGTACTTATTGTAGATGGTCTGTAAATAAATCTACTACCTCTCTTTAATAATTCAACAGCACCATCAAATGTTTTTGTCTTATATGGTTTTACTTTATCAAGATGACTACTCTTATCCCAGAAGTCATCAGCATTACTTCTGAATACTCTGTAGGATCTGTTATTAATATCAACGTATATACATTCATGGGCGAATGCCCCTCTTCTCAAGTCATCATACATATCAAATGCTTTTGGAGATGCATAGTTCATAACACGGAATCTCTCATCAACATCAACTCCAGCTGATTTTTGATTTCCCTGGAAGTAAATATATTTTATCTCTTCATTTGGATATCTTGGTTGATCAAACAAAACATCAATTGATCTATATGAGAATCCATCAAAGGTTTCATAGAATAAGAATCCAATAGAGTCTTTCTTGTATTCGGGAACGGATCTTCTTGCTAACCAGATTATAGTATCAAATGGTCTCCAGTTTGGTATGTACATCTGGAATGGATACACCGTTGCATCAGGCGTAAATATTTTTTTGGTGGTGAAATTGCTTTGTTCTAAAATTTCTTTCATCAAAACTTCAGACTTCTTTCCATCTACTCTTTCACAGATTCTAAAGTTTTCATTCCTCAAACCTTCCACCGAAACACAAGTCATGATGTAGGTTTGATTCTTTTCCTTCATCGTCCTACCATCAATCTTGTAAATATAATAATTCAAATCATACCATATATTATTGCTTTGAATGATCATTTGAATCCTTTCTTCGCCCATGATTGGCAAAGTGTTAATCAAGTTTTCTCCAATATCCTGAATAAAAATTGTACACTGCAAACTGGCAGACAAAACACTCTCGTATAAAGTGATCTCTCCGACTAGGTTTTTAATATCAATCCTCTCGGAAAAGTGTGGATATAACCATACTTCCTTTAAAGAAAAATCACCTGGAAACTGATTTGCCATTATAGTAGATTAAGGTTTGCTGTTTCTGATACCGTCATATTATTTAGATTGCCCATATGGAATGTACTACCATTATAATTCATAGATTTGTTAATGATCATGGTTGGTATTTCAACTCCATGTGCAGCAGACATTTTCTTATCCAAAGTAAACTGACTACTCATAGATGGCAAAGAAGTTGATCTAGAAGGAGTTGGAGTTGGCAATTTTGGTGCCGGTGGTGCTGGAGTTGATGGTGGAACTGGTGGCGCCGGTGTCGCTGGGCCAGGAGCTCTTCCAGTTAACATAGTGAAAAGATCTCTCAGCATCCCAATATCCAATGATGGTTCTGGAGCAGATGTAGACTGACCTCCACCACCGCCGGAAGAACTTCCAGATGTACCAGATTCTGTATCAGATGCTCCTACAGTTCCAGATCCACCCAGTCTAATACCAGCAGCAAAGTTCCATATACCACCCTCCTTTGGAGCTCCACCACTAGTTGATTGGTGTAGGATCTTTCCTGGTTTATCCGAAGCAATAGATACGTGAGTAATTGCACCAGGAGTATAATTACCGTAAGTATTCTTATGTAGAACAACATCTCCAGGTTGTAATGCAGATTGACTTCTAATAACTGCACCCATATCAGAACCAGCAAAAGATGCTGCAAAGTTTCTTCCACTATATGCAGTTCCGTCTGGGTCTAGGTCTCCTTTTTGAGTGACCTTTTCTGCTGCAGGATGTCCTGCCATTCCAAGAACCATTCTAACCCATGAAGCACATGGAGGAGTTGCTGGACCTCTTCTTCCTTCAGCAACTGCTTTCTTTGCGGATTGAATGATACCACCAGATGCAAGTTGAAGCAAACCACCCTCGGAATGTCCAGGAGCAGTATTCTTTACGTCTCTTCCCTTCTTGTCAAACAATCTTAGTACACCAGGATCTTCTACTTCACCACCTTGAGCCATAAGTGGTACTACTCCTCCACTAGAAGCACCCTTCTTTGGAGTCATGTTTGCTTTTCTGAAGTTTGCAGCGAGTGCATCAGTATATTTTGTTCCTTTGGTTCCGAAACCATCAGCACCAACTTGACCAGTGTTAAGCCACTTTTCTGCTCCTCCCATGCCCTGGTTATGAGCATATCCAAGTATCTCTAGTTTTCTTTCTATTGCAGCATCTTTATATTTCTTATTACCCATCAAATAATTATGATTTGCCAAAGTATATCCAGCAAATAATTTCTCTTGTAAGTCTGCATTCTTTCTAAAGGCTTCTCTTGCAGATGCACTATGACCAGGATCTTTTAATCCTGCTGCACGAGCACCATCTGTTTTTGCAGCAGCACCAAGTTGATATCTTCCATCATAGTGACCACCAGATCCACCAGCAATATCATACTTACCACCAGATTCAATACCAGCAATAGTATTTCTGAATATATCCCACTGTTGTTTGTTTGCACCCAGTTTACTCTGCACAAATTCATATGGTGCTCCTTTTGTATTTTCTGCCATACCAGGAGCTGGACTTCCACCAGGATCAGTTGATGGAGATGCACCACTACCTCTTCTACCACCCATACCACCACCAGCTGGTTTGTATGGATCTTCTTTATCTGTCAAATAATCTGATGGATCTGCCGATTCTTTTGCAGCTGCAGGTGACATGAATAAATCAACACCTTTACCTAGTCCACTAGAAAATGTTTCAACCGATATTCCAAACACTCTAATGAATGGATTAAACATTTGAAGTGCAAGAGGAGACAACATGGATCCAACAGCACCCATTGATTTAAGAACTGCCATCGTTGATCCAATGATGATAGATGCAACAGTCTTGTATGGTTTTAGTGCAATGTCCTTTAATTTATCAATTGGGATAACAGCTTCAGTTCCATGTAGAGTTACATCATATCCACTCTCTGGTCCAGAAGCAATACCACCAGTGTTTAATTGAGGTTGATCTTTCTTTCCACCGAATATAGTTTTTCCTAGAGGAGCAATGACAGAATCATATAACCACCCAGCAAGAAAATCACCCAATAAACCACCTGCTATTGCACCAAGTACAGTACCTGCACCAGGAACGATACTACCAAGAGCACCAACTACAAATGTTCCGATACCAGCACCGATTGCTTTTACTGCAGCTTTATCAATTGGATCTCCCAAGAACATGTTAATTGGGATAGCCAATAAAGTTCCAACTACTGGTACTCTTGTTACTAATTTTGCAAGAGGTCTAACTAAAGTCTTGGTTACTTGACCAACAAATGGTTTTAGGAAAGTAAATATATTCTTACCAAATACTTTCAAGAATACTCTTTGTAGAGCACCTTGCAAACCTTTCTTGAATATACTTGCTGTCTTTGGGAAGATTTGTTTTATTGCATCACCAACTCCAGCTAAATTTTTGGAGAACAGTGACTTGAATAAGTCTTTAAAGTTGCTCGCATTCTTTAGTGCCCATTTTATATCACCAATAAGTTTCAGTGGATTTAATACTCTGGTGAATCCTTTGAATAAGAATACTCCAAGTAATAATTGAAGTCCACCAAATACTCTTTCTAATATAGAACCACCACCAAACAATCTAGTAAATCCTCCAAGAAGATTACCAACCATTGAACCAACATAGAAATCAAAGAACTTAAAGATACCCATGAAGAGTTTGACAAACCCTTCAACCATATTTCTGTTCTCTGGTTTTGAAATGAAATCTAAAATTGCATAGGAGATCAGTGCTTTTAGTATTCCAAATAATCCACCACCTACCTTTGCAGCTGCATCAGTTGCAAAACCAGTTAGTATATTCTTACCACCAGAAGGTCTGGATTCCATTCCAGATTCTTCTTTCTTTCTTTTACTCTTCTCTCTCGCTACTCTTTGAGCTTCAGCAAATTTAGATTCCAGTCGGACTCTTTCTTGTTTTACTTTGAATAATTCATCTGCAACTTTTTTAACTTCAATTAATTTTTCAATGACTCTAAAATTATATCTCTTAACCAAAGCTCCGGCGCCACCATCATCTCCCCCTCCACCATTTCGTTTCATCAAAGCAGAATCTTTTCTTGCACTAACATACCCAGACCTTGGCTTTCTCCCAAGAGACTTTCTAAAAGCTTCCTTTCTCTGTTCTGGAGTGAGGTACTTTCCAGTTTTTGGATCTACACCAGATTGTGCAATTGAGTTTAAGTCCATTGGTTATTAGAGATTAGTTTTAAATACAGACCAATTACCATCTCTTGGTAGAGTTTCTCCAAGACTAGCAGTATCAAATGATTGTTTTACGTTTGATTCCATTTGACCAGCGGCATTAATAACAGAAACTCCACTACCAGCTCCAGCCCCAAATGCAGAAGTAATAAGGTTCTCTGTCTGTAGTGATTTAAATGCACCTGAGTAATTGGGGACTGCATTCAATCCTGGTACAAGACTTGTGCCTGCATTAAATGCAACATCAGTTATAGATTTTCCATCTAACAAACCACCCAATGCACTACCGGCTGCAGAACCAAGTGGTCCGCCAAATATTCCCCCAGCAATACTACCAAGTCCACCAAATAACCCAGAACCTCCACCACCAAACATTCCACCAAATAACCCACCGCCAGAAGATCCCGATCCTGGGCCGCCATTTAACATAGCATTCAAATCTTTTAACATATCTATAGTTAATGCGGGGGATCCTCCTCCGCCTCCACCACCGCCTGTGGCTCCACCTCCAGACCCAGCAGTATCTGGTTGAGTTCCATCTTGATTTCCTTGATTTTTAGAATCTCCTGGAGCAATTCCAGCACCTTTAAATTCAAAGTGTCCACCATGAGATCCTGGATAATCATTTGGAACCCAACCATACTTAGATCCGTTTGCACGTATCCATGAACCAGAAGATCCATGAATATCCATCGCTACACCATACATGTGTTTTGAACCACTGGCGCCACCGACAGCTTTATTTTTGGCAGGACTTCTCTTACTACTTGCAACATCAGATCCCTTAACCTTTCCACCAGATGCAGTCATCATCTGAGCAAATGCTTGTGCTGCTGGTTGAGAGAAAACAATTGGTCTTCCCTGTTGATCCGATGCGCCCTTAATAGTATATCCTGGGCCAGTATCCCATACACCATCAGTCTTAACGACTCCACCAGAAGCATAAGGAAGTGCATATCCACCGTTCTTAGCTTCTCTGATTCTTCTACCAACCAATCCACCATTACTTCTAGTGGATGGAGTATCAAATGGAATCACAAAAGCACTGGATACACTTCCACCAGAAGCTTTCTTGAATCCAACCCACTCAGTTCCATGACCAATAAATGAAGTTGATTTTCCTCCATCAAGAGATACTGGATAACCTGACTGTGGACCAGTGATCCATCCACCTTCCTTCTTAGATGGCATAAACTTTTTGTATGCGCCAGTCTTATGAACAGTCCAGGCATTCCATCCCTGACTATCCTTAATCATCTTAGCAGCCTTGGCGTTGGTTGCAGGATCAAACAGTTGTTCGTTTGATGAAATACCTAACTGTTTTCTTCTTGCAGGTCCAAGGTTTCCGATCATATTGATCTGCCAGAGACCATATGAATTATCTGGCGGAGTAGAATTATGAGCTCTTGGATTTCCAGAAGATTCTGCCATCGCAATTGCAGCCATTCTGGATGCATCTGCATCATTAAATCCTGCATTTCTTGCGTATGTTTTTAATTGTTCAAAATTAAGAGAACCACCTGGCGCACCTGGAGCAGTTCCACCAGGAGTCCCACCAGGAGAAGATCCATCAGCAGCAGGAGATGAACCATCAGAACCAGTACTGGATGGATATGGAGACTCTTTTCCAGTCAACATAGAAAACAAATTTCCAACATTACCAGAGTTTACATCTTCTTTTTTTCCTGCAGTTTGTGAAGTAGATCCACCAGTCTTTGACTCTGGTTTCTTTTCTGTTTCTTCCTTCTTTTCTTTTGGTGCCTTTCCAGATAGTACACCAGCAATTGATGGTGGTAAATCAAACTTGGAAATAATACTCTGTAGTAATGGATTTATAAATGGACCTACACCAGGAATCTTACCAATGGTATTCATGGTAAGTGCAATTAATCCTGCACCAACCAACTTGAATGGCATCGTCAATAAATCCATAAACATCTTGGATGTCTTCTTGACTGAAGACAGTATTCCAGATGCTTCAGCAATATCATCTAATGGTTCAACAGAAACTCCAGACCCACCTTTGGTTGGACCGACTACACCACCTTCTCTTAGTTGCGGTTTATCTTTATTTCCACCACCAAACATCCCACCAACCATATTGGTGAGAGCACCAATAGGATTCAATACCGCACTTGCAATACCTTTGATTGCATTACCAGCTTGAGCTATTGGATTTGGTTTTTGTTCTCCAGCTCCTGGTTGTCCTGTTGGGGAGATACTTGCAGCTTCTGTCTCTTGATCTTTTTTATCTCCACCAAGACCGAAAAGGTTCTTTATACCATCTTGAATTATCTTTCCAGCAGCATCAGCTAATCCGAACGTTAGGAAGTTGATAAGTGAAGATAGTATATCTGGGATTACCTTTAATAAAGTTTTTGGAATGTTCAATATCCCATCAATAAACTCCTTGGGATTTGTCAACCACTTCAAAGATATCAAATCAATGAGAGACTTCGCCAAGTCCATAAACAAATTCAATCCACCACCAAGAATAGATTGAATTAATTTTGTAAATGGACCAATGAATCTTTCATGAAGTAGTTGGAACATCTTAACTACATTCATGAAGAACTGGATAGTTCCTTGAATTAATTTTTTATTCTCTGGTTTTGATAACCAATCTAATATTTTATACTTTATAAATGTACCTACTAAATTTTTTATGAAGTCAAATATACCACCAAAAGCTTTAGTTGCTTTCTTAACTATTGGATTCTTTTCTGCTTTGTCGGATTCTTTTTTAGATTTCTCTTGTTGATCTTGCTCAGAAGTTCTTGCGTCTTGTTCCGAAGATCTTGCAAAACTTAATACTTGATTTCTTACTGCTTCTAAAGATTCTCTTTCCAATTCCAACATTCGTTGGAGGATTCTTTTTATCTCATCTAACCTATCAACAACCTGATCTCCACTCTTAGTGATCGCAGTTGATTCTCTACTTGTTAATGGACTACCACCGAATGGAACTATAGCACCTCCTCCTCCATCTCCAGCACCAGTTGCTCCTTTGACTGCACTAGCGAATCCTTCTACTACACTTACCTTTACTGGTTCTATTGTCTGATCTACATCTGTACCACCCATGCCGCCGGCACCACGGCGGCCCCCACCGAGAGCTGTACCCAGAAGGTCATCACCCAAGTTTCTAACGAGTCTCCCAGCACCCCTGACACCTGTACGAAGTCCCCTCGCAATACCTGCCCTGGCTCCTCTACCGATCCCTGCTCTCGCCCCCATACGGACACCAGCACGAGCGACACCGCGAGACGCCATTCCTAGACCGGCTCTACCAGCGGCCATTAATCCTGTTCTTCCCAGTAGAGCCCCAATTCCTAGAAGTGGTACTGCCATACTATCCGTTCATCCTTTGTTTTTGTCTATCGTTTTCTTCTTTGATGTATTCCATCAACATAGTAACGTACACTTCTCTTTCCCAAGGAATCATATTTTCAAGTTCAGTTAGACTGTACTTGTGGTGCTGCATGAGAGCAAAATTTACTGTATAGAAATTTTCAATACTCTCATGAGCTAGTGCTATACGAAAAAAGACGCAAGACCCTCAATTACAATCTCGTTCTCCTTTCCAGTTTCTGGATTGGTGACAGTAATAGTATGAGAAAGTTTTGGCATTGTTTCAAAGAATTTTTGAACACTCAAGAATTGTTGAGTACTCATCTCTTCTAAGAATGCAAGAAGTTCTTTTTTAGAAAAGTTACCAGCTTCATATACATCTTCACCCTCTACGATTTGAGAGATACATGATGCAGCAATTTCAAAAACATCATCAACATTAGAAGTTTGGGAGATGTTGTTCTTTACAAATAGTTCCATACTTGGATACTTCATCACCATGGAAACACCACCACCAAGATCAATGATATTAGAATGTTCCTTATCTTTCTGAACTTTGATATCATCAATATCAATAGAGAATGGAACAACAGTCACTCCATCATCTGGACATGTTACGTTAAGTTCAATCTCTTCACCAACAGACTTACCACGAATGTTTAAGAAGAGATATTCAATGTCAAAAAGAGCAAGATCTTCAACCTTAATCTTTGCGGTCTGAATACAATTCTTCAGAATCACTTTAACCGCTTCAGTCATCTGTTTTTCATCTTCAGATTCCATAGCAAGTAGAAGAATTTTTTCTTCTTTAACTAGGAATGGGCGATACTTAATCTTTTGTCCTGTTGATGGAAGTTCCAACTCATATGTTGGCGTAACAAGTTTTGGTAAAGGCATGACAACTCCTTATGATATAGAATAATTATCTGAAGTTATTTATCAACCATTGACAGCATCAAGAATGTTGCCAAAGACACTACCAGATCCAGTCAATGCAGTTGTGGTATAAGTTTCATATTCAAACGTAACAGATAATTTTGCCAAAGATGATGCACCAGAATTTAAAGGAACCGATGCAATGTTTGAAGGGAATGCTTTGAACATTCTAGTAGAATGAACTGCAGTTGCTTTATAGAACCTGGACAGTTCATCTCCTTCACCTGGAGCTTGAGGAAAATCTGGAATGATTTCTTTCTTAGTAAATGCTTTCAACTTAACATTACTAAAGTTCTTTTTGCTGCTAGGTGGTTTTTCATATTTGATTACGATAATATCAATTGCATAATCATCACGATATCTGGTTCTAAGTCTATGATTAATATTATTTGGATTGACCAAAAATTGTTGTACTGAACTTGTGTCTACATTATTATCAACTGCATATCCATACATGAAAGCAGTCCAGATATCAAATACTTTTTTGATTGTTGAATTGGCATCCATGATAAATGAAAAGTTTGTTTCACTAAAAACAGAACCATATGCATACTTTAATTGTGGAGTATTGTTAATTCTATACTCACCTGTTGTCATTTGAATGCCTGGAATTGAACACTCGTCTGTATACAACCTCATCAGACGAGTTGTATCACTTACAGTTCCTCCGAAGTCAGAACTAAATTTACTAACAATTGAAGAGTACAGTGGAGAGTTTGCATTGATTTCAAAAATTACATCATAAAAGTTATTGATACTGAAACCATAAGTTTGTACCGCAGTTTTAAATTCTGCGTAGTTGGTCATTTCAATATCACTGTTTAAAACAGAAATATTATATGGATTAAAGATATCGTTTATTGTACTCATTGATTAGTTTCTCCCCAGACGGCTGATTTGCTATACTGCTGATACATACCTTTTCTTCGTGTAACAAAATTCTCAACGGGAAGAAATATGGCGGTCTTATAGTCTTCTCTATTTATTTTGAATAGTGGTGTTTCTAAACCAGATAGTACATAATAATGATAACACTGTTTGGGAAATTTGGCTCTACCTTTTTCAAGTCCTAACACCACATTCATTCTAGACCTATGATTTAGATAATGTAAGTTTGCACCATAGAATTTCTTACCACCTTCCAATACATATACCAAAGGAAACTCATCATAATATTTTAACTTCTGTGCATACATTGCTTTATATTCAAACATGTAAAGTTCACCTCCAGAAGGAATCATCGTGTCCTCCAAAGTTCCCATTGTCTGATATACATCACTCTTTGTAGCGAGAGATCTTACAGTATCTCTGTACCAAGAATATGATCTTGGTTCTGTCCCCGCAAGTTGACGAACTTCTTGGAACAGAGTTAAATTATTATTCTTGGTTACTGAGTCTCCGCCTCTAAGTTGTGTCATACTTTTAGTTCGTCTTCTGTGATTATTTTAAACTGCATTCTATTATCTTCACAGAATTCTTTTGCGGCTTCCCACTTAGCCTGATTCTTTACATACTCAGAAACTTCATAGAGATATGATTTAGTCATTCTCTGTTGTTTCTTTGGTTCCTTAGTTTGTTTCTTTGGTTTTACTTCCACCAAATACTTTTGAATATTACCATTGACATCTCTAACTTTGATATAAAAATCAACAAAGTATCTGTGAATCTTTCCATCCAATGGAGACCTATAGGGGATGGCAATTTCTTCACTGCCCCACTCAAGAATATTTTGATTCAAGTCACAGTATTTCATGAACTTTAATTCCCAAGAAGACCTATAAATAATGTTACGATAGTCTCCTCTGTACTTTGATGTATTTCTAGGAATAAATTTTCCCTTCAAAGTATTTGTCATATAAAGAATAATACACCTCAGGAAATATTTATGGCAACCGCATCAAAGTCATACAGTAGAAGTAGAGCATCAATTGATAAGTTGATGTGGCCTGCCAATCTTACTAGTGTATTTGATTATTTGCAGATTGATATCGTTGAATTTATTCCTATTGCACAAGCAACTTCAACCACAGCAAGTAATACAACCACTCCATCAGCACCAGTTTCTGCGAGTTCTATAACTTCTGGTATTGTATCAATTGCAGGAGGTCTAATTAATGGTGGACTCAGTAATGTTCAGTTATCAAATCCACAAGCAGATGTAAAGCAAACAGTTCTCTTACCAGTACCAGAGAATTTAAATTATACTGATGCGTTAAAATGGAATGAAGTTGATATTGGAGTTATGGGCAAAATGTTACCTGGACTTGCCGCTGGAGTTCTAGGTGGAGATGCAGGTGGTGCAACGAATGCAATTCAAAATTTGGCAAAGGGTGGAAAGATAGGAGTAATTCTTGAAGCAATAAAAAGTATGGGTTTGAATGCCAATGCCATTACACAGGGGATTGGTGGGAAAATTGCAAACCCATATACTGAACAAATTTTTGAAGGTATTAATATGAGAAACTTTGACTTGAGTTGGAAGTTAGTTCCAAGGAGTCAACCAGAACAAATAAAAATATATGAAATGATTAAAGAGATAAGAAAATATGCATTGCCAAACTACTCTGGTACTCTAGGTGGAACTGGATTGGAATCTAATGCAGGAGATACTCTTTCAGATAGATGGTTAGAAGTTCCATACATATTCAGACTGAGTTGGAAAAAACCAGGGGGAGGAGAACTGGTATCACTACCAAAGATCAAACCATGTGTTCTAAAAAATATTCAAGTTTCTTATACACCAGACAATGTATGGGCAACTCACATGGTAAATAGTTCTGATCCATATCCAGTCGCATACAACATAACGATGAATTTCACAGAAACAGAAATCATCACCAGGAACGATGTAGAAAGCGGGTACTAAAATGTTTTTTAATTCAATCCCAGATTTTTTATATCCAGACTTTAAAGTTGCTGGAAAATATAAACTCTCTAAAAACATTTTTAGACGAGTAAGAGCAAGAGATAGTTTCAATGCAATATATACTACCTCAACATCGTATACGATTCAAGATGGAGAGACACCAGATAGTATAGCATATAAAGAGTATGGAGATTCCGAGTGGTTCTGGACCATCTTAATACTCAATAACATCATAGACATACATGATATGTGGCCAATGGCTGCAGACGAACTTGACAAGTACATCCAGAAAAAATATAACGGATACGAAAACAAACCTCGTTACTGGGAAACTACAGAAATTAAAA